ATGTCTTATGGAACCAGAAGAAGTTTGAGGCTTACGTAATTGAGATAAATACAGCCCCAGGTCTTACGGGGGAGACGTTGGAAGGTTATGTGGCACGTTTCAAGGCCCTATGAGGGACATGATGTCCCTGCTAGAGGTGGGGGATACGGTATATACCTTTGATTTGGCGTACACCAGGCCTGCGGTGAGGATTACTGATATATATAGTCCTCATAGTTTTCAACAAGCTGATGGTGTAGTCGTGGCCCCAGGGGAGAATTGCCCACAACTTAAGGGGGAGAACTGGATGGTCTTCCGTAACAAGTGGGTGTTTGAGGTGTTCCATGAAGCACATTAATATACTAGAGCATGGAGACACTGTTATAGCCACTGATGAGGGAGCTGATGTATTCTGTACTGTAGATGGCATACAGTGGCGTACAGCCTACTCACACCGTGGCTATGCACATTGTACCAGGGACATTGATGTGGGTCATATCTGGGCCTGTGAGGGTGATGATATTGGCCTTGTCAGAGACTTCATAGACTTTCAGGAGTTACGTCATGCTTAATAAGATGGTGTTGGCAGAGGTAGGTGAAGTTGTTGTATGTACTGACTCGCGTACTCAGACAGTTACTGTGTTGGTGGAGGAGATTGGATTTCTCAATCACAGGAGAGAGCACAGGGCTCATGGGACAATACTTACCTCTATAAGAAACTCCAACGGCTCCCCCAGCAACATGGCGGGCGGATGGTGGGTTCATCCTAGTAAGTTTCACTATGAGGTATTAGCCAATGCTTAATGATATTATCCTTGAGCGGGGGGACAAGTTAATATGTACTGACGTGTCAAGGAGTGGTAATAAAGTGGTGGTGAGCCACCCAATAGACGGGTCACTGACTGCATTGGCTGAGGGGAGTATGAACAACAACCCTGTCTGGGTTATTTTCAAGAAACTCTTTCACTATGAGGTATTGGGCGATGCTTGAGAAAGAACACATAGCTGAGAAGGGGGACGTTCTTATATGTAGCAGCACAGGCCCAAAGGAGGTGTTGGTAAGCCACATAGTCACAGTAATGTTGGACAGGATGTACCCTTATGGGAAAGTTGTGGACGATAACTATACTTGGTACGTAATGCCAGGGTTTGACTTTAAGGTGTTGATATGAAGGAAGCTAAAGAGTTGTTTGAAGTGGCTGATGACATAATAGCTCATGGACTGCATGGTTACGTTGATGTTATTAGTCCATACGGTGAGCCCCATGTGTTCATAAAACTAGGGTCTGATGAGTCTAGCGAGCTACCTAAGGGTATTGATTTTCAGGCGCTATTACTATGACAAAGGATAAGCTGTTTCTTAAGGGGGACTATGTGTACCGCAAGACTGATGGGTCTAGCGGGGTTGTTGACTTAGATAGTAACATTAGCCAGATAATCTGGTGGAAAGACTCTAGAGTACACTGCACTAGGGCATTCTTGATGGGATTTTCACTACTAAAAACCAAGGAGAGTTAATGGGAACATGTATAGCTTTTACAGAGCATAAGGACGGGAAGTGTAACAGCTCCCGAGTACAAGTCTTTGAGCAAGACGATGGTAGCCTGAATGGTTACTGTTTTGCCTGCGATACCTTTGTACCTGATCCTATGGGTGATGGTGTCAAGGCCTCTGATATACCTAAATCTAAACGTATAGACAAGAGCCCCGAAGATATTGCAGCAGAGATGGAAGAGATAGGTAATCTGACAGCGGTTGATCTACCGACACGTATGATAAGGGCCAAAAGCCTTGACCTATATGGTGTGAAGGTAGGGGTTAGTACTAAGGATGGTAAGACACCAGCCTATGTGTTCTTCCCCCGATACCGTAAGGGTGTACTTGTCTCATATAAAGTACGTCTCCTAGACCCAAAGAAGATGTGGAGTGTAGGTGACGGTAAAGATGTAGATATGTTTGGTTGGGAGTTGGCTAAGGCTTCCGGTGCTAAGCGTCTCATCATTACAGAGGGTGAGTTCGATGCTATTGCCCTCGCTAAACTACTAGAAGTATATACCCCTGAGAAGTATAAAGAATATATCCCTGCTGTAATCAGCCTGCCTAATGGCTCCGCCTCTTGTAGAAGAGACTTGGCTCGATGTATGCCAGAGATACGTAAGTTCTTTAATGAAGGGGACATAAGCTTCTGCTTTGATCAGGATGATGCAGGTGCGGCAGCTCTTAAGGCAGCCATGCTCATCTGTGGTAAGGCAACATCTATTACCCTGCCACGTAAGGATGCTAACCAATGTGTCCTTGACAAGGTAGGCAAGGCTGCTGTCAAGTGTATAACCTTTCAGGCTGAGACGCCTAAGACCTCACGTCTTATCTGGGGGAGAGATGTACATGATGCTGCCCGTATACCTGCTGTCATGGGACTCAGCTGGCCTTGGCCACATATGACTGAGCTAACCCGTGGTATGAGGTACGGTGAGACGACGTACATTGCTGCTGGTGAGAAGATGGGAAAGAGTGAGGTAGTTAATGCTCTTGCTGCTCACTTTGCTGTAGTACACAACCTGAAGGTCATGCTGGCCAAGCCTGAGGAGAGTAACAATAAGACTTACAAACTTATTGCTTCTAAGGTAGAAGGTAAGGTGTTCCATGACCCTAAGGTGGAGTTTGATTACGCTGCCTATGATAGGTCAGGTGCTAAGATAATGGACAACGTGTGCATGTTGAACCTCTATCAACACATATCATGGATGGGACTTAAGGAAGACATAGCTAGCGCTGCTGCACAGGGTGTTAAGATTGTCTTCATTGACCCTATTACAAACCTTACCAATGGTATGAGTACTGGTGAGGCTAATGAAGTGTTACAGGGGATAGCACAGGAGCTTGCAGCTATGGCTCTTGACTTAGACATACACATCCTTATCTTCTGTCACCTTAACAAGCGTGAGAAAGGGGCTACTCCCTGGGACAGGGGTGCAGAGATAACCACTGGTTACTTTGCTGGTAGTAGTGGCATGGCACGTAGCTGTAACTATGCTTGGGGCCTACGTGGTAACAAGGATAAGGAGCTAACACCTGAGGAGAGAAACATGCGTTACTTAGATCTACTAGCTGACCGAGAGTTCGGTGAGGTAGGTAGTGTCCCTCTCTACTGGGACAAAGCAACCCATCTGTTTACGGAGGCTATGGGTGAGTAGTATGAGGTGGTTCATAGCGGCAGCACTCTTACTGGGTGCTGTCATTATTGCGCAAAAATATTTAGACAATCGAGGCATTGAGTTCTATGGGATTAAACGGGTTGAACAACAACATACTATCGTGGGGCATCCGAAAGGGTATCACTGGGCCTGAGGGTCAGGGTACGATAGCTAAGCAGTTCGGTAAGTGTGTCGAAGAGATCAATGAGACAGGCCTTGCCATTGATGCTAATGATACGGAAGAGGTGAAGGATGGCATTGGTGACAGTGTAGTAGCCCTCACCTTACTGGCTGAGATGTATGGGTTTACCTTGGAAGAGTGTGTAACTCATGCTTATAATATTATTAATAAACGTACCGGTAAAATGGTAGATGGTGTCTTTGTTAAGGATGGTAATACTTAATGTCACTAGCCCTTCTACTTAAGCACTACGAGGAGAACTTTGACAAGTTGTCTAAGAGTGCAGCAACCCCCTTCGCTAACCTAGCTGATGGGGAGGACTGTGTTCAGGATGCCTATTACAATTGTCACCTATACATTCATACCTACGATGGTAGTAGGCCTATGGCTGGGTGGTTCAAGGGCATATTGATTAACTGTGTACGTAAGAAGATGCGTGATGTACGCTACGATGGTATGGTGACTGAGGATGAAGGTGTCCCTGATCCACGTCAAGAGTGTGCTGCTGTTAAGCGTGTTGATAAACGTATACTAGCAAAGAAAGAACCAGCACGTACCATACTCACCCTCTACTTCTACGGTAGCTATCGTCCACGAGAGATAGCCAAGCTGGTAAGGCGTAGTCCTAAGGCAGTGAGTGAGGCTATCGCTAGGTTTAAACGGAGTATTAATGAAGAGTCGTGACCCCTTCCCTGAGCACTGGGGTACTACCATGGGCATCTCTAAGGGTGGCTTTGTCTTTGCTGAGACTGACAAGCAATACACCGAGGTGATGGTGTGGCTAGTTAATCAGGCAGGGCCACCTCCATTGCCCATAGTTAATAACGAGGAGAAGTAATACATGCCCGTATTTGATGCGGAGTTTGATGGGCTTGACCCCACCAAGATACACTGCCTTAGCTATCAAGCGAAAGGCAAGGTAGTATCACTAACCACGTACGAACAGATGCGTGTGTGGTTGATGAACCAAACCCAACTCATAGGGCATAACATACAGAGGTATGACATCCCTCACTTGGAACGATTGCTTGGTATAAAGATAGAGTGTCAACTGACAGACACCCTCATCCTTAGCTGGTACTTGTTTCATGGACGTGTGAGGCATGGCCTAGGTGAGTGGGGTGAGGAGTTTGGCATACCTAAGCCAGTAGTTGATGACTGGGAAGGACTATCACTGGAGGAGTATGTACACCGGTGTGAGGAAGATGTCAAGATCAACCAGAAGCTATGGTCACGTATAGCACAGAGACTCAAGAGGTTGTATGGGGAAGGGGAAGAGTACCGACTCCTTGACTACCTTGAGTTCAAGATGGACTGTGCTAGAGAACAAGAGCGTAGCCGTTGGAAGCTTGACGTTGATCGTTGTATAGCAGGGCTAGAAAGCCTTGAGGCTGACAGGGACAAGCGTGTGATAGAGCTACGAGGTGTGATGCCTGACGTACCTACCTATCGTACTGTTAACCCTCCCGCTAATCCTTACAAGATGAACGGAGAGCTTAGTGTACATGGTCAGAGATGGATTGATGCCCTTGTTGTAGCACAACTGCCACTCAATCATCAGGAGAGCTTCAAGGTAGTGTCAGGAAGTAAAGCCCCTAACCCTGGGTCAGTACCACAGATCAAGGACTGGCTGTTCAGTATGGGTTGGGAACCTAAGAACTTTAAACACGTGAGAGAAGACGATGGTACGTACCGTAAGATACCTCAGGTTAAGAGCGCTAAGGAAAGTGAGGGGGTTTGTAAGAGTATTAAATTACTATATACATGTGAACCATCACTTGCTGTCCTTGATGGGCTGGCTATTATTAGCCACCGTATTGGTATATTAAAAGGCTTTCTTAACGACGTAGATGATGAGGGCTATATACAAGCCCAGATACAGGGCCTCACTAATACCATGAGGTTCAAGCATAAGGTTGTACTTAACCTGCCAGGGGCTGACAAGCCATACGGTGATCTAATCAGAGGGGTGTTGATTGTCCCTGAAGGTTATGAACTGTGTGGTAGTGACATGTGCAGCCTAGAAGACAGGACTAAACAACACTACATGTGGGACTATGACCCTGAGTATGTGAAGACTATGATGGAGGACAACTTTGATCCTCATCTTGACATTGCTATACTCGGTGGTGCTATAACACAAGAACAAGTAGACGCTTACAAAGCTGAGGTGAAGGAAGTAGTCAAACGCTTCAAGGGCATACGCCACGACTACAAGCAGGTTAACTACTCCTGTACCTATGGCATAACTCCTGCTGGACTCACTAGGGCTCATGGTTGGCCCCTTGAGAAGAGCACTAGGATGAGGGAGATATACTGGCAACGTAACTGGTCTATCAACTCTATCGCTGATGCTTGTGTAGTTAAGACATGCTTCGGTGAGAAGTGGTTGTTCAACCCTATCAGTAAGCTATGGTATAGCCTACGTACTGATAAGGACAGGTTCTCTACGTTAAACCAAGGCACTGGTGTCTACTGCTTTGACACGTGGATAAGGAACTTCAGGAAGAAGCGTAATCAGTTGACTGGACAGATGCATGATGAGGTGATGTTATGTATCAAGAAGGGACACAGAGAGCAGTGCATAAGACTATTGAAGGAAGCTATCAAGGAGACCAATGAGGAACTAGGCCTTAACAGAGACCTAGATGTAAGCATACAGTTCGGTTCGGACTACTCAAAAATACACTAAGAGAAAGAATATATGAAGCTTAACTTAAGCAGCATGGGTGGCGGTAGCAACAAACAATCAGGCCCAGCACAAGATCCATTAGATGCTGGCTCATATCCTGTACGTATTGTACAGATGGTACACATGGGACTACAAGCACAGCGTCCCTTTGAAGGACAAGAGAAGCCACCTCAGCAAGAGATACGAGTTACGTATGAGTTCCTTGACGAGTTCATGCTTGATGAGGATGGTGCTGAAGTAGAAGACAAGCCCCGTTGGGTGAGTGAAGAGTTCGCCTTACATCCCTTGGACGTTGATCGTGCTAAGTCTACCCTACGTTACAATGCCTTTGATCCTGACAACGAGGGTGATGGTGACATCTTCTCCTTGGTAGGACGTGCAGGTAACTTGACTATCGTAGCTAAGCAAGGCAACGGTAAGAACAAGGACAAGGTGTATAACAATGTGTCTGGTGCTAATGCCATGCGTGCTAAGGACTTGAAGAAGCATGATGACACACCTCTGATCAACCCCTCCTTGTTGTTCTCTGTTGATGAGCCTGACATGGTAGCATACGGTAAGCTCCCTGACTTCGTGAAGGATAAGATCAAGGCAGGCTTAGCTTACAAGAGCACTGAGTTGTGTAAGCAGCTAGGTGAGGATAAGGGTGATCCTGATGACTCCTCAGATGATGAAGATGAAAAAGAAGATTGGTAGTGTGGGCTCCGCATGAAGATCCAGATGACTACGTGGATGATGATCCAGTAGGGACGGCAATATTCTGTATAATATTAATTGTAATAGCGGGGTTCGTTCTTTGGGCCTGCAACACTTGGGTGTAATATGACTGAAGAAGTAAAAGATGTAGTAGAAGCTGGTATTAAGACTGGCATGTTTGTATCACTAGAAGCAGAGGGGTTTGAAGGTTATGGCATTAATAAAGGAGACCGATTGTTTGTTGCTGGAGACGGCCTTGTTCGCATCAGTAAAGAAGATCCATACCTGTTTCGTAGTGTTATGCTCTGTGCCAAGGTTGATAGTGATGGACACGTGTTGGCAGGGGAAGGCGTATCAACGATTGATGGCCTTAAGCTACGGGAACTTCCAGAAGAAGAAGCCAAAGAGCTACTAGCCATCCAGAAGATGGACTTCCCAGCTGATAAGGCACCTGAGGACATGGACATGTCAGACAAGTGGCGTGTAGCAGCTATGAACTCCGAGGTAGTGGACGAGAGCTCAGACGCCTGAAAGACAACTAAGACGTGTCCTAACTGTGGCAACACCCGACTAGCAGAGTTCACTACCATGAACGAGAAGGTGTGTACAGACTGTCACACGGTACTCCCTTGGAAACTAGAAGAAGGACAGAAACCTATATATGCTTAGAGCCCTCATTGATGCAGATATGTTATTGTACGAGGTGTGCTTTGGGAGACAGTTCAAGGGGGACGATGGTGAGTTAGTCATCGCCTCCTTTGATAACGTAATAGAACTGCTTGAACGTAAGCTTACTATCATTATGGAGGAGACATGGGCTGATGAGTATACTCTATACCTCACAGGTTCAGACACTATTAAATCCATACTACGTGACTGTGATGACAAGCCTCTCAACTTTCGTATTGAACGTGCTGTAACCCTACCCTACAAGGGGAACAGATCCCCTGACAAACCCTTTCACTTTAGGAACCTATTAGTACAGATGCTGTTCCACTACCCTTGTAAGGTAGCTTGGGGCATAGAGGCTGATGACCTACTATGTGTAGACCATAAGCTGGACAGAGAGGGCACTATCATAGGCTCTCGTGATAAAGATCTACGTACATTCTCAGGAAATCACTATGGCTGGGAGTGCAACAAGCAAGCAGCCTTTGGGCCGACCTTCATAACAGAGGGAGAGGCTCTATACTCCTTCTACATGCAAGTGTTGACAGGAGATAAACAGGTTGATAACATCCCAGGCCTCAAAGGCATTGGCGCGAAGAAGGCAGCAGCTATCCTTACAGGCTGCACAACGGAGGAAGAAATGTTTAACGCAACAGCAGAGCAATACCAAAGAGTCTGTGGTAACGACTGGAGAGACTACATGCACGAGCAAATAGACCTACTGTATATGGTCAATGAACTTGATGCTGAGGGGAACCCTGTGTTCCATGTGATGTACGATGAAAGATAGTATGCACCCAATGGCGGAGCTGGTACGTGTCGAGGACATTGAGTATTACCCTGGAGGTAGGTTCTACAAGGTATGGCATTATAAACGAATCAGTGACAAGGACTACAGTGCGTGGAGGAACATGTGGCCAGTCAATGGAAACAGAAGTTTCCTGTGGAGTATCTGCACGATAACCAAGGACGACCTTGATCCTTACCTACCCAGTAAGCGCATGAGTGCAGGCCAACTCAAGGCAGGCATCAAGAAATATATAGAGGACAACAACTTATGAACAATGATATAGAACTGTTCGTCACCACCCACGAGATTCACCATCTACGTAGCGGAATGATGCCTGACACACTTGAAGCTAGGTATAGTAAGACCATAGCTGGTGGTGATGTTAAGGGCCTGCACCGTATGGGCATAGATCCCAGTAGGTACACCAAGAGACACCAGCACGTTAGCTTCCAAACCAATCTTATAGGGGAGGATGTACGTGATGCCACTACTGGGGCTGTCAATGCTGCTATGAATGATGGGCGTATTAAGACACCACCTATGTTTCAGAAGCCTCTTACCATTACTCTTGACAGAGCGGCGATACCTCAGGACTGGGCTATCCCACCTCCTCCCCAGGTAATGGACAGAGATATGCAGATACGTCAGGTAGAGCGTATGGCAGCCTGGGTTAATGTAGGGAGAGTACATGCCTAGACCCTCAGGGCCTAAGACAAGATGTGGTAAGCAGTGGACTGAAGCACGGTACACTACCTTTATAAAGAACACACTAAGGGGGAGTAGTAGGAAGTGGGGGCCAACACAGAAGTGTAAGCAGAACGCTAGAGTAGAGCGTGGTGTCTACCTATGTGCTGAGTGTAAGCAATTAGGGCCAGCCACTGTAGTGGTAGAGGGACTGAGGGGACGTAAGAACAACGCTATTGTTGATCATATAGACCCTGTCATTGACCCTAAGGTAGGGTTTACAACGTGGGATAGTTTCATAGGAGGCCTCTTCTGTGAGATAGATAACCTACAGATAATATGTAGAGCCTGCCACCTAGTGAAGACTGCTGAAGAGACAGCCATCGCCGCTGAACGAAGACGTGAGGATAAAGATGATAGTTAAATATGTGAAGTTGCCTGTAGTAATAGAGGCTGTGTTGTGGGATGGGACTAACGTAGATGAGATATTTGAGTTTGTTGGGCACAATGCCGAGGTTGAATGTGGAGAACTCTTCATAGACACCCTTGAGGGGGCTCACGTAGCAACCATTGGGGACTACATCATTAAGGGTGTAGAGGGTGAGTTCTACCCATGCAAGCCCTCCATCTTCCAGAAGACTTACAGAGAGGAACGATAATATATGTTAGAGAGCGCAGAGTTACCAACCTTTGATGACGTTAAAGATAAACGTGTTCAAGCCTACAACCGGTTAATAACCTTCATTAATACTAGTGCTGATGCTGGCACTAAAGTAGCTAAGGAATATCTCAGTGGAATTGAAAACAATGGCAAGCAGGAACTACTCAAACTTAAAGCAGAAATTCTCGAGCACGGCTTCGAAGCTGTCAAGCAAACGATCATCAGAGACCACCGAGTATTCGAAGAGCGAGCTACACCTGTTTGATTCCCTTATGGAGTTGAGTAAGGTAGATATAATCAAGCACTACTTGGTGCTTGCTAGACAATTAGGGGAAGTAACATGCCAGACCAAAATACAAACGATGCAGGAGAAGACACAGGGGTATCACTCGGAGCAACTCTTGAACAAAGAGGCACCCGATACGGTAAGTTCGTAAACCATGCTGAGGTTTCCCAGGCTATCCAGCAACGGCTCCTCTCCCATGCTTACAATCAGAGTGTTGGCCTGTCCGCCATACACAAGGAGGCCATTAGCATGATCTGTCATAAGCTAGGGCGTATAGTCAATGGTGACCCTAACTATGATGATAGCTGGCGGGACATAGCAGGTTATGCCACCTTAGTAGAGAAACATATCAACGGGGAGAGTGTGTGACAGACAACGTAATACAGATAAGAGCACAGTATAGTGCAGACGACATCCTTGACAGTGTCAGGGGTAAGCTTGAGAATGTGTTGGTGATAGGTTGGACTGATGAGGAGCCCCAGTCTTTACTCATGACGACCACACCCACTACAATCCCCCAGATAGGTTGGCTACTAGATGTAGCTAAGCAATCTGTTATGGATGGAGAATTGACTGATGACGAGTAAACCAGATACACTGATGGTACATAGTATATCGACCAACACCCTGAACAATGCAGCACGTATGAGTATGAACTCTATTCAGGGCCACCACCATAGCTGCTTTGGTGTTGAGTATTACGCTGATAAGGCTGCCTTACGGTGGTCTATGACAGTGGGTTGTCTGTTAGACCTACAGTCACCAGCAGCACGGTACGGGGCAGCAGCAGTACTTAAGCGGCCTATACTGGGCACAGGGATGATACTAGGAGGTGACAAGGGTAACACCCTATGTATCTCTGACTTACACTTCCCTTATCAACACCCTGATGCACTAGACTTCCTGTTCGCACTAGACTGTGAGTATGACTTCCAGAACATATTAAACGTAGGAGACCTATATGATCATCATCGCGGGAGCTACCATGAGTCAGAGCCTGATGCCTTGGGAGAGGAAGAAGAGTATATCGCAGCGAAGAAGGCGGCTCATAAACTTCAAGAGATCTTCCCAGAGATGGTCATCACGCAAGGTAATCACGACGCCATCCCCCAGCGTAAGCTCAAGACGTGTGGACTGGCCTCATCTTTACTGTCCGACTACAACGCTATGTACGAAACTGAAGATACTTGGACTTGGACTCGTGAACATTATTTTAATGCTGGTGGTGGTACACCTGTAGTACACCCTATGAAGTTAAACAAGAAAGGTAGATGGGACAAGGAGATAATGAGCCTATGAAACTAATAACTAAGAACTTTTGTTCTGCAAGCACTTGGTACTTGGACTGGTTGGAGGACGCTGGCTTCACCTACATCAGTGTCATGAACTTGGATGACAACCCCGAGCTAGTGATGGACGTTGTGAAATCCTCCAAGCTAGACTTCAGTGAACGTGAGGTAAGGGACTTAACCCCCTTCCTCCTTGAGTGCAACTACACTGTTACAGTTGATAGTGTTAAGGTCTTAAGTAAGATCACAAAAGCCAAACCCAAGACGTAAAAAAGGGGCCGAGAGGCCCCCTTCACTACGGTAAGACTACTTCTAGTTTACCTTCTATTCGACTTAGTGTACCATTAAGTCTGCCCAACTCGTAGCTCATCCTATCCATGGTAGCTTCGACGTTCTTAACCCGCCTCTCCGTGGCAACCTCCGTAGTTTCAAGTCGTACTATCCTCCCCTCATGAGTCTTTATTAATATCATCTCACTCCGTAGATTCTCAACCTGAACACGTGTCCTCTCGTCTGTTTGGGCAGAGATCATATACGTACCTATAGCTGCACCTATAATGGTGACAACAGCCACCACAGCCTGTACCGTATTAGATGACATCCACTCCCCCTTACTTCTTTCTGAAGGCATTAGAAATGCCCCTCATTATACTACCTGGATCTGGTAGCAACCAACCCAACGCCATCAGTACTAACATAAACGGTGATACACTGTCGTTGTTAGTGATTGTTGTAGCTGTCTGATTACTCCCCACCTGTAGCTCTGTAGTGACATCCTTGTCCCCGATGACTAGTTCCGTGTCAACACTTATCCCTTCCCCTTTAGAAAATACACCCTTCACTAGGCTCATAGCTGAGCAGCCTGATAGGCTAAAGAGTAACAATACCAACAC